ATCCCTATATTAGTTAGTATATCTACTAATAAATATAGGGAATTTTTCTCAAACTTACAAACGATTATGACATTTTTTTGAAATTAATCAATATAACGTAATCGTTGTCAAAATTGAAGGATCGCATAGTCATATTCGAGGGTAAGTTGGATTTGAACAGGATCATCAGTACCCCAATCCATTTCACCCATGTTTGTTGCTTGGATGAAGGCACCCTTCAATGTCCATTCTTCGACCTTATCACCAACTGGACCAAGTGTATTAAATGTAATATCCTTCTTATAGAAGTCAGAATATCCGTCACGACCTGTGACAGATTCGTGTGACAAACGAACCCATTCCATGACTGCCTGTGCAGCAGAAGGAACGACCGGATCGTAAAGTGTGATAGTAACTGGTTCCCATTTTGCCTTACCCTTAATCATACGCTTAACGTTGATGTGCTCAAGGGTAACTGGGTTAAACGTAACGTTCGGACGGGCTGCGCCCTTTATAAGGTAAGCAGGTACACCCTCGATATACATAATAAACCGGTTGGCAAGTTTCGGCTCATATGGGGTAAAAAATATTTCAGTCGGATCCAGTAATTCAGCCATTTATTTCTCCAAGTTTAAAAATCTTTCTTTCATATAAATATAGTGTTTAAGAAAAATTGGGGAAGTATATTTCAACTCCCCCGATTATTTTATTAAGCACCTGGGAATGCTGCACCCGTTGATTGAATGTTGAAGTCAAGTATAATGAATTCAGCAGTTTTTGCAGGTTGTAAGAACAGCTGACCATACAGAATGTTACGGTCAATGATGTCAGGTGTATTATTTGATTCATCCATGATAACGCGGAAGGCATAAAGACCTTGACGTTGTTGGATTGACTCAAGATACGGTGTGACGATGTTTAAGAATCTTGTTCTCGTTTGAGTTGTGTTTTGTTCGAATACAAGGTAACGAGTAGCAGAAGCGATAAACTTCTTAGACGCAATTAGAAGACGACGAACATTGATACGATCAAGTGCCGATGGCTTACCTTGAAGTGTCTTCTGACCCCATACACATACTCCTGTTGATGGGAATACTGCGATTGGATTGATCCGACCTTCATAAAGTGTATCACGTTCTGCGTGTGTAAGACGTGTCTTTACTTCAATAACTTCTGTTAGGCCACCACGGTTTAGACCAGCAGGTGCAAACCATTCAGCCGCAACACGATCATTGAATGCGAGAACACCTGGAAGAACAACAGAAGGTGGTACCCAAATTGGCTTGTTTCTATCAAAGTCAAGAACCTTGACCCATGGATAGTATGTAGCCGTGTAGTTTGAGTCGAATGCCTGTACTGTTGACACTGCCGTTGCAATATTATCATCATATCCAACGGAATCCATCACATAGAAAGCATCACCACGATCTTCACACACATCCTTAGCATATGTTGTTATGCTTGAGTGGAGTGAGTGGATAACACCAGGAGTTACAACCATATTGATGTCAAACTCATCTGAGTTAGATATTGTGTCAAGTGCCTTCTTATATGATGTGTAACCACTTGCACCTGATGTTGAGATGTCAAATCCTTGTGTGTTACCAGCAACGATGTAAGCACCCGTTTTCTTTTGGAGGTGTGGTCTATGACCATCAAATCCGCCTTGGAATGGAACCATGAACTTACGTGTATCAATTGATGTATTTGTTGTCAAATTGATTGAACCAGAGTAAGCGGTTGTTGCAGTTGGGTAGTTAGCACCAGCTGCTTGGTTAAAATTGCCAAGATAGAAATCAGCGTTTGAACCCGTTGACTGATTTGCCGTTATTGGTAACGGACGCAAGTAGTTAAAGTTGTCTGTATTTGCGAAGTCAAAATCAAATCCAAAATAAACACGACGGTTATAAGCACTGGCCGCTGTTTGATCTGCGACGTAAGATGCTGACATTGGTTGTGTAAATGCCGATGGAATTGGTGTTGACAGTGCACGGAATCCGAATGGTACAAGTGTTGGTGAGGTGGCGCCATTATCAACAGCGTCTGTTACTTCAACACGAATATAATTCGACTTGTTAGCATAATCACCATTAACAACAACCTTACCGTCACTTGTGATTGTGATATAACGATCACCAATTACACGAGAGATATATCTTGGTGAGTTAGGATCAAGGTTAACCTTGAATGTCTCAACTGCATTTGGACGAAGATCTTCATCTTCATACGTAAATGGTGAATTCGTAATATTAGATTGGTCAACATATCTTACAACAACATCAAAGTCACCATATGCAGAACCAGCGATTGTTCCAGCTGGGCGAACATTTGCAATACCAACCTTAACTTCGTAGTTCGAGTAAACGCCGTGTGAAAGTGTCTTGAACTTGAAGAGATCTGCTGCAATTGCACCAACCTTTTGTGCGGTAATGTATGGGGTAGATGCTTCAAGATAATCATTTGTGAAGTTCCACTCAGGTGTTGCTGACGAACCAGTTTGGATGAGGATAGTTGTTGTTGGGTCTGCGGCCAACGATGCAGATGCCGCCTTTGCAAAAGCAACGTAGTTATAAACAGCATGTGTACCATTTGAACCATATCCATAGAGATCACCAAGGTATGATGAATTATTTGGATCAATAGACGAACTAAATGCTGTTCCATTTTCTGAAACTGCGTTTCCTGTAAAAGCCGATGTATCTGTTGCGAATGAACCAGAAACTCTAATTACAAACGATCCGCTAATATTTGATAAAAGTGTTGTTTGTGCAAATAAAGATGTTGCAGCTACACTTGTCTCAACAAATGTTGGGTGAAGAACAGAAATTAATCTCTTACCGTAAGAGCCTGTTGCAACGATTGCAAGAGGATGTTTGAGTGAATAACCACCCGAACCAAGAACACGAACGATGGTAGCAACACCAGCATTATTCAAATAACTCTTGGCGGTGAAAGGAAGATATGATTGCTCATATGTTCCACCAAATTTTGTTACGAAATCGGAATATCCATTAACAATCGTTGGCACGAATGCCGGTCCTTTGAGGGTTGGACCGATAAGAGCTGCACCAATTGCACCTACTCCCTGTGGGAGGAAGGACAGATCCTTTTCAATCGTAAACACACCAGGACTTACAATTCTTTCATTAGCCACTATTTATCTCCAAAAAATTAAATATATAGTTGTATCTGATATAAATATGAATTAAAAAACTCAAATTATGATCCAGATGGAATAAATCTTCCTGAATCTAGATCAAGAACTCCGTCGCCATACTTTTCATTAAGTTTTTCAACGAGTTCTTCTTCTTTCTTTTGCAATAAGTCATAATTCTCAAACAAATTGATTCTTATTTCTTCCATTTGCTTGAGACGTTTGTTTAGGGTGTAAAGTTCTACTTCTACCTGACCCAATTGTGCGGTGTTTGTTGCATACTGGGATTGAAGTTCTTTTACAGCTTCAATATCTTCCGCTTCAAATTCTTTTCCTACTTGTTCTGACATAAAAACCTCTTGATAATAAAAACATTATAACTATAAATATGGTTTACTTTTTTTAGAATACAATTATGGTTCGTCTCTTAATCTCCGTATTAAATCTTCGTTAGCATCTACATCTTTGTAATTTAAAGAACGGAAAGGATTGTCATTGTATATCTTTTGATTTTCCTTGAATGCACCCTCAATGTCTGTAGATACCTCTGTATCAAATACAACACGATTTGGTGTAATTACCCTCTTTGTTGTAGATTGAGTTGCAACTTCTTTTGGAAGAAGATAACCATGAACCATTATTTGAAAACTTGCACGAACTAAACGATCTTCACCAGTTGTATTTGTATCTTCCATTGTGAGACCATCTAAATTTGTTGCAAACTTAAAGAAATTCTTTTCACCAAATGATTGACCTGTGAAGTACACAAACTGCTCTATGATAAAGTTTAACTGACTTTGGTATTCACACCACAAAATAAAATCATACGTCACGTCTACATAATCTGGAATTGGTGTAACAAAGTATTCTTGTTTTTTCTTCAACCCATATTGTGAACTAAACTTATCGTATGGTGTTAGTTTATCATAATTCTGTTGCATAATATACGAAATTTGACCGGTACTGGCAACCTTATTTCTTCTTAATTCATTCTTCATATTTACAGCAGAACGTCTGAATGTGATAAGTGGAGCGAGTGTTTTTCCTTTCTTATCTTTCAAGTACCCATTTCTTTGAATGGATGCCCACTTTTCAGAGTTTGCATAAATGATAGGAACAATGATTGATTCTCCATTGTCCTCTATTTTCATTTGCATCGTTTGATCTATAAAAGATTTAATGGCAAAGTCAATATCATATAACGTTACACCAAGATTCTTTATTTTATCTTGATCTCTACGAATCTGTGTTTGACGTGATTTACCAAGATCTATTCTTGGACTATTCGTTAAATTTACATCATCAGTATAACCAACCCTTGTTCGTTTTATCGGCGGTTTACGATATGGTGATGAGTTATTCATTAAATGTTGCTCGGTAAATCATTGTTTTCATGAATTCTTGGGGCAGAACGAAATTCCTCTATGTGGATTCTAGAACGTCTTGTCAAGTGTGTGTTAGCTATGATGGAAATGTTATGACCCCATTTTTCAGTTGCAAATGAGTAATCAGGATTCTTACCACCAAAGTATTCATTTTCTTGAATAGCATCTACTTCCCAATATTCACCATTGTATTCGATAACATCACCGACTTCAACGTATGTTTCAACTTGCTTTAAACCCTCACGTATAAATGCAAAATCACACAATTGTTTGTAATCTTGACCAAACTCCGTTCCTTCATATGTCTGTGGCTGGCGATTGATTAGTGACGATATTTTTATTGGTTGTTCATAAATCTTCTTGTCAGATTCTTCATAAATGTTCGTTGAAGTATCTTTCAAAGACAACTTATACAATGCAACTTCTGTATCTATAATATCTTGAATAAGTTCTACATTAAACTTGTGTACCAATGCGGCGTCTCTTTGTCCGTGAAATAGTGGCATTGACTTATCCGATATAAATTTTTAAAGGTGTTCCGTTAAGAGCTACATTTAAGTGTTCTGTTTCCGCACGTTTTGCCTCAAGAAGTTTTGAACGAGTCATGGTATCTAACATTGTTCTTAGCTCTTCGATAAGAGCTTGTTTTTCTGTTCCAGCAGCTGCAAGTAAGTCAGCGGCATTAAGAGTTGTTTCTCCGTTTGGAATTGGAATAGTTCCATACTTACCACGAATATATCCCAACATTTCTTTTACAAGAGCAAGAGTATATCGGAATACCCATTGGCGACCAACAGAATTTATCTTTGTATATTCCATTCTTTGATACGGAGCATTTGACATATCCGATACAAACCCAGTAATACCAGAACCACTCAGTGGTAAATACTTCAATGGGTTTGATCGTTCTTCCTTGACAATATACTCAATCCAAAGAGTAAAGTCATTAGTAGGAATCGGATAAATTCTTAACTTGTTATTTATGAGTTCAAATGAATATGCTGACTTTCTCATGAGATCATTAAATTCAATTGCCTGAATACGAAGCATGTCAGCATACATAGGCATCAACATGAATGACACACCTGTTGAGTATGCACCGAAACCAAACGTATCTAACATCGCCTGATTACCCAAGTATGGGTCGTAGAATCGAGCAGATGCAGGTGGTGAGTAGTGATGTACTTTTTTGATTTCAATAGAACCAGTCGGTGCTTTTACATTTCGTATTAACGCATTTAGATCATATACTTGGTTATCGGTTGAAACAGAAATAGATGCAGAATAAAAATTGATATTACCATTGGTAAATGTTTCCGAACCGTACTCAGTGGCCAATTGAACAAGACCACCAAGATTTGCTGAGATATGCTTATGAGTTAGATTATTATCAACCGACGTACCCATGATGGATAACATATTCTGTTGAATGTTGAACTGATTCACATGGTTGGAATACTCCGAGATGGCTTCTTCAAAACAAGTATAGAAGTTACTGGATTGTAATTCAACATCTACAATAGGATAACCTAAACGTTTTGCACACCAATCGGCTACATTGTCTGCATCCGTTTGAAATGCCGCGTCGGAATCAAAGAATCCGAACGGTGTACTTCCTGTTGCAAAACTTGAGCTACCGGGCCATATTGGAATTTCTACCATTTCTTTCTCTTATTTAATCACGTCAAAGTGTTATATATATAAATATCATAAACTTTTCATTTAAATGCAAAACATTTGTTGTCATTAATCCTGTTTCGTAAGTATCTAATCTACTGTGTATATAAACAATTACAACAACACTATCCTTTATTTACATTTTCAAATTCTGATAATATACTATCCACTATTGGATGACGGTGATTTGTTTTCAATTCATACACACCAAGTCCATCAATTTTTTCAGCAAGTGTAAGTAAATGTGGTAAACCAGAGTCTTTCTTACTTTTCAAATCTGTTTGCGAAGAATCACCAGTAAGAATCATCTTCGAGTTCATACCAAGACGAGAAAGAATCATCTCCATCTGTGTCTTTGTTACGTTCTGTGATTCATCTACAATTACAAATGCGTTAACAAATGTTCTACCTCTGAGAAACGAAATCGGTGAAATTTCAATCGTGTCTTCTGACATTAACTTTTCAATCTTTACCTTGTTTGTCAACATAATCATATTTGCTTGAATCGGGGAAAGCCATGGATCCATCTTTTCCTTCATCGAACCCGGTAAGAAACCAATGTCTTCATTAGATACCGTTGGTCTTGTGATAATAATGCGGTCAACTTCACGATAGAAAAGAGCTTCTAATGCAATTTGTGTTGCGAGAAGAGTTTTACCAGAACCGGCTTTACCAATAAGAACAGAGATTGTATCTTGTAGTATTTGTGCCTTTACTTGTTTTTGTTCTCCATTCAAAGACATGTTAAATTGAATCTTATTTTTGATTTGTTTTCTTCCTTTTTTTATACCGTCTACACCCAATCCCTTAGATTCCACTTCATCAAAATCAACGTCAATTATTTCAGCTGTATTCATAATCTCTCCTACAATAATTTGGAAAGGGTCTCTCCTATTAATTTACCGTCTTCTTTTAATTCTACAAAAGAATCGTCCATGTTTTTTACTTTGTGTGTCCACTCAAAACCAACTATACCAACCAGGTCTAACCCACGTATTACAGGGTAAATAATTGCAGATTTTGTTCCTCGTTGTGTAAAGAAAGCACGGGTAAGTATATCGTCTATATTTTCTATAACCGGGAATATTCCTCGTTCGGCTATCGCTGAGTCAACCATACTAGAATAAAGTGACATCGGTAGGCTTTGATATTCTTTGAACTCTGTGCTTACCCCTTCTTCAATTGCTTCAAAGGTGGTGGATAGTTTGTTCATTGATTTACCGGTTCCGTATTTACCACCGTTATGACGTTGGAGTATAAATGCACGTTGGGCATTGTACTCACTTAGTTGTTGTTCAAGTACGGTTTGAATCAATTTTGATTGGGTTATTTCACGGGTAATTTTCTTTTGTTTATACTCGCCCCATTTGTATTTAAGGAACCAAGATAAGAACACACCCAAAAGTGTGACTAAACTTGAAGCAAGTATCCGTGTCAATTCTATGTTAGAATATAGTGTTTCCATATCCTATAAATAGGTTGGATAGAAAGAAAAAAGGTGACATTGGCCACCTTTTGATTTTGATTTATTAACTGATTAAATACCCATTAAAAGTGCACGTGCTAGTTTTGATAAGAAGTTACCACCACCTCCAAGTTTTTTGAATATATAATAATCATAAGCCATTTGCATTATTTTCTGGTCTCGCATAGAGTTTTCACGTGGTTTTTTTTTATTTTTTACAAGATATTCCAGTAGCATTATGTGATCCATTTCGTAGATCCTTATAACCCTAAGAATTGGAAGCTTTAATTGTTCCATATACCAATTTTTTAATTCTTTATTTGTTGATTCGTTTGCAATTTTTAATAATCTAGGATAAACGTTTGATAATTTTTTGATATCATATCCAGCTTTATCAACCATACCATTTTCTTTATTAATGATTTCACAAATTTTTATTTTATCTAGTACTTCCTTTTCTGTAATGTTGTATTGTTCTATTCTTGGTTTATAGGCGCTAAGGTCCATTTTGTCGTACCATTCATCATCTGGCCAAGGCATAATTTTCTCCTCTGTTATTGTTATCGACAAATTAACCAGTAATTTCTTTTCTACGTTTAATTATCTCATTTTTTATAAATATCAATCTTTCTTTATATTCAGCAACAGATTTATCATTGGGAATTGAATTAATTGAATTAAAATTTGCAATTCTTTTTTTGGTATCATAAATAGGTGTATCTGATTGTTTGTAAAAACTATACGTTTGCGACGCACGAGGATCATAATTAAAATTTAAAGATTTTTTTTGTTTCCATGGACTATCATCAATCGTTGTAAACTGATTTGTTCTAATTATAATTATTGAATTTTCAGTTGCTTGAATTCCAAGAGAATCAATTGGTCTTTGAAAAGTGGTTTCATTCTGGCTATAGAAATTCTTATCTATTATCCTAGGCTCAAATGGTGAACCATACGGTGGTTGAACTATATCTGGATCTGGGATCTTGGGTGGAAAATTGTCATCTTTATATTTATCACTAAGGGGTTTAACCGCAGCTATAGAATTTTCCGAGTAAGAATACTTAGAAACAACGGTTGGTGTTTTTGGATATGATGGGCTGTTTGAGTCAAGAGGACCATCTAGTATATTGTAAAGTATAGCCTCATCAACTGCTTTTATTGTTTCGTTACCATAATCTTTTGTAAAAGATGAATCATTCACATAAAAAATTAAACCAGTTGATAAATTACCACCAACATTTGTAGTATTTACTGATGCAGAAGTGTTTAATATAGTTGTGTCTAAACATACCCCAATACTTTTTGAAAAATCTGCGTTTATATATGAACTAGCCCTAAATCCCTCTAAAATTACATCTCTATTTCTCCCATATTTACCAGAAGAAATAGTTTCTGAATTTGGATTATTGAAGTGTTCATCTTTATTTACAAGATAAAGTGGTATTTGCCTTAGTATCTCACCATCAAGTGGAGACCACCCATTAACACCCCTAAACTCACCTTGTTGGTTTTGAATTAAACCCTGTCCCTGAGATATGGTACTATTTATAACCATTCTCATATAAGACTGTAAGTCAATTTGATTAAACCCAGGTCCAAATACACCCATGTTATTTCCAATATTTGGATCGAATGTACCAACGGGTCTTAGAGCAGCTTCACCAACAGAATATTGAGAATCAGTATCTTGTAATCCAGAACCAGCAAGTAACGATGTTCCAAATCCAAATGTTAAAAAGTCATAATAATGTTCTGATACAGGTCTTTTTCTTACAAAAGAAGTTGGAGAACATTCTTCATAATAAAAAGATGCACGAGTTTTTGTAATTTCAACCCAACCAAGTGTTCTTTCTGTTATACGAATTGTTCTGTTTGAAACCAATTGATCAAATTCAAATTGAGTGGTATTATTTAATTCATTTTGACTAAATCTACCACTATCTAATGTTATTTCTGTTACTTCACCTATTAATCGTATATCTTTTACTATACCAACAAAATCACCATTGATTTCATTGTCAAAAGTGTATGTTGAAAATCCACCATCCGGTATTAAACCAGTTGATTGATTTATCATTACCTCTTTATATCTATCAATTTTAAATCGTTTAAAGATTGGCATAAAAATTCTCCATGTTATTCTTTCTCTGCCGCATCAGCGTTTTTTAGTTCGTCATCTAGTACCAACTCAATCATTTTGGATTCCAAAATATCAATTGCGTCTTGATTTGATGGTGATTTTTTTAAAATTTCTTGGGCGGATTCTACTGTTCCACCGACCATTATATGATTTGAGATAGCTCTTCTATTTCTAAGAACCAGTTCAACTGTTTCATCATACATTTGATCCAGTGCCGTATTTCTGACAAATCCATTTTCAGTTGCAACCATTTCATCATAAATATCAAGTGAATTGGCGTTTTGCATTTTATATGCAGCATCCATAACTCTATTATTTATTTGAGTCGCGGCGAATGCATTTGTTAATATTTCGTCTTGAAAATCTGTAAGAGTGTGAGTCATTATGTATTCAGACTGTATATTCATTCTTTGAATGAATAACGATAAATCACCATATCCAATATATGGTGCCCATCCGGTTGCGTCTGTTAATTTTATCAATTCATCTGCCAACTTGTCTGCAACTATCCATTTTGCAGTGTCCAATGCTTGAAAAAAATCATTAAACATTTTTTGTCTATTTCTTCTATCAATTGATGATTTTGAAATATCGCTAAAAACTTCAAATATATCACCTATCCCATATATTGTTGCAGTTATTCCTTCACGATCTTTTGGGTTTCCGATATAAAAAGTATTCTTTGAACTGGGTGAAGTATATATTTTATTTTGTTCTACATATGGCATATACGGTGCAGTGACGTATGACATTTTATGTATAAATGCCTGTGGATTTTCTTGCATTGATGCAAAATGTAAAAGCGTAGAAGATGCTAGATCTCGTGATGGTGAGTATTTATTACCGTTTGTACTCACATCAGACGTATAATCTAACTTTAAACCC